TTTCTGTAGAGGAAGCCAAGCGAGAGAGTGCCATCGCCAACAAGCTCACGGACCTGCCACCTCCATGCATCAAGGAGGTTGGGGGGGATCCCATGTCTCTGCAATGCATGTGGGCGCTGTGTATCCGCACAGGTGAAACAGATAAGCAACGATGTGAACCGTCCAAGTTGACCGACAAGCTTCTTGGGTCTTATAGTTGTCCTGAGACCGCTCAATAGGACTGAGGTGTACTGTGGAAATCAAAGATCTTGCAGTCCCCGGACTGACCGTCATCTTCGCAGCGGGTGTATCGTTCGCATCACTTGAGTCTGCTGCTCAAGATGTAGACGAACTCGACAAGCGGGTAACTGTTCTTGAAAGCAAGAAGGCAACAAGCCTGACTCATCAAGAGGTAGTCGATGTCAAGATTGAGGGTGTTGAGAAGCGTCTGGATAAGATGGAAGACATTGTTTCTAAGATGCTGGAGAACCAGCAACACCAAGCAGTCAATATCGCCCAGATCTGCCAAGCCACAAACGCTAACTGTAGCAGCGGTAACTGATATGCGTCCTGAGATCCTCGATTACGCTGAGTCGCTTGGCTACAAGGTCTTTGAGTCTGGAGCCTACAACGTCAACATCATCGGCGTACGGTCCACAGACCACACGGCCAACAGCTTCGACGATGTCATTCACTGCGTCTTCAAGGACGAGGATGATCAGTGGGTACACAAGTCATGGGCCTGCACGACTGAGCCCGGTAGCTACTGGCTTGAAAACCCTACGAATGTCAACGGCACCGCCATTCTGGTTCCGGGTCAATATCGAGGTGTGTGGAAGATTGACAAGCACCAAGGAAAGTATGACGCGCTCTGCCAGAGGAACGGTACGGTCAAGACTTATCGTGATGACACTAAAGACGACATCATTGATTGTGATGTGGAGTCTATTACTGAAGGCTACTATGGCATCAACATTCACAAGGCCGGCGCGCACTCGACGCAAGTAGATCGATGGTCTGCTGGCTGCCAAGTGTTCGCGAACGCTGACGACTTCGCCGAGTTCATGGACATCTGCTACAAGGCTCGCGACAAGTGGGGCAACTCATTCAGCTACACGTTGGTGCCTGAAGAAGCCAAACGAGTGGTCTGATGGAAGCCTTGGTTGATTCCTTGTTGGCCGATGGGCACCTGGGCATCTTCGCGGCGTTTCTTGTGTATCAGTTCATGATGATGCAGAAGCGTCTCGATAAGCTCGTAGAGGGGTTCCAAGAGCAGATCGAGGAGATCCGTAAGGATTATGACGAGCGCATTGAAAAGATTCGTGAGCGTTACGACCGAGTCATTCAAGAGTATCGAAGCAATGCCGATAGTCAGTCAAAAGAGTTCTTGATCGCGCGGACTAAGGTACACAACGACATTGTGTCCAGACTTGACCGCATCCTGGATCGGAACAAGTAAGGAACACAGACATGTCATCACCAACAGAAACGCCCGCACCAGTAGCAACTTCTCAGCCTGTTGACCTCGTAAATCTCGACGTAGGACCAGAGCCCCCAGAGCTTTCAGAAACGCTTGGTGTCGCTTCAGACATCACAGCGGCGGCTGATGCAGCCCAAGCGATCGGTGGTGAGCATGCACCCGTCGTGGCCGTTGCATTGGCTGGGATGGCCGTAGCCGGTGGTTCGAAGGCCTTTAAGCTGTACCGTGACTGGGCCGAGCAGAAGCACGAGCGGGAGATGAAGAAACTGGAGATCGAGTCCCAGAACCAGGGCCTTGAGGGACAGCAGCCTCCTCCTTGTGCGGCCAAGTGTGCGACTATGCAGGCAGAGATCGACGGGCTCAAGGCTAAGCTGTCAGGCATTGAGAAGAAGACTTCTACCATTTCTGCTGACTTCGACGGAGACGACGTTGAGCGCCAGGTCAAGCGCATGAAGAAGCGCGTTGATGAGTTGTTCGAGATCGTTGAAAAAAGCTAAATTAGCTTACTTATCAGCGTCACGATGGAGACGACCAATGCCGCAGAAGAAAAGATCATCGCTCGTCTATTGGCACGCCAACTGCGCTGAACATCATGTCGCTTCACTTCAAAGTCGAAGTGCTGCTCAGGTGTCCAGTCGGGAATCCTCTGAGTGTACTCAGGACACTTCCGGTGCTCCCACAGAGCGTCCTCAGGAATGTCAAGCCCTCGATACATCAAGCAGACGCCTGCCTGTTTGCTAGCGCCGTTGTAGGCCTTGTAGAAGCCGCATCGTCCGCATCGAGCCATAGGTCACTCTACCAAAAAAAAACTGACAGAGAGCCCCACGCTCCCTGCCAGCCTTCTCTTCATTACCCACTCACCACGTTGGTGAGAGATCAGTCTACTGCGTTCATGATTTTGCGGCAAGACTTACAAGTAATAGCCATCCGATCTGGGCTGTAAAATACGTCTTCAAGTGATCTGCCGCAAAGCGTTTTTGTAGGCTCCGGCGTCTTCTTCCAGAAAAGAAGGAAGCATGGCTTCCTGCGCTCTTTGGTCTTGTGCATCTTCTTACTTGTCGCCATATCAATGTACTTCTCACATAAAGAAACCCCGCTCAAGTCGTGACTCTCAAGCGGGGTCAGGTTTAATCCACGGGATTAGTTGGCAACTCCAGCCTATCTGAGGTTACCAAAAGTAAACCCTGCGCCCCCCACCCGGTAGGAATCGCCCATGCTTGACCCCGAGCATGGGATCAGACGATGTGGGTGGGGGGCGCAGGGGGGCCGCTTAGCTCTTTTTAGCCGGTGTCGCGCCAGCAGGGGTAGGCGCGATGGCGTCGTTGAGCATATCCAGAACCTTCATCAGGCCCTCTGGCGGGCCGTCATCACGCGCGACCACCTTGACATCGTACTTGGCGCTGTTGTCGCTCTTACGGCTGTTCTCGCTGTGGTTGGCTACGGAGCCGTGAACGGTCACGTCACAGCTAAACAGGCCAGCGTTGTACTTGGCGTGCGCAGTAAGCTCAGCCTTCGTGTCGGATGTCGTCTTGCTGGATGTCGATGACTTCACTTCCATGGTGAAGCGGACCTCAGCCTCCTTCACAGAGAGCGAGGGTGTGTTGATGATCGCCAGAAGTGGAACCTGTAGATCAACCTTCTCCAGTGATGTAGAGCCATCAGGAGCCGTGGTGGGGCGGTTGAAGCTGAAGTCGACCGTGCGGGCACTCATGTTTCCGCCACCGGCATCGTTCAATCCGACATCTTTGATGAAGTCGCTGGAAGCCTTGGCGAGGAGTGTCTGGGCGGTACAGGCGGCCTTCAGTGGGCCACCGATAAGCTGGTCCATGGGAAGACCACCGAACTGGTCTGACATCTTTACAAGTTGATCTGGCATCGTTTACTCCTATGGAATCAGCTTGATTAGCTGGTCATCGATTCTTGCATAACCTTCAGGGGGTTCACTGCCCTTGAAAATCAGCTTTACCTTAGCAGCATTGTTCTGCTTTTTGAACCATGACGGAGTGTTGGCACAAGGCCGGACCATCAACTTGCCTTTCTTCTTGTCCGACGTAAGCCCAGAGATCTCAACAGACATCTCCACTTCAAGCGTATCCACACGCAGGCTTTGACCTGTCGTGAGCGACTGGAGGGGGACCGGAATTCTTTTTTGTACCAGTACTCCATCTTCCCATGTTGGGATTTCCATGACGACCATGCGAGGTACATAAATGGGCCTTCCGTGTTCATCATTAAGTGGCTCCCCGGAATCATCAGTCTTTTGCTCCCAGAACTCCTCGTTCGTAATCGAGTCAAGCTCATGGCGCTCGGCAATATCTGTAGCCGCGATGACGGCAGACTGAATGGAATGAACGATGTCGTCTAATGAATGATCAGCCATCTTTTCTCCAAGTTATGATGGGTCAGGTGGTTCAATGCGTCAGTTCTTCAAAGCGTACAGAGACATCCTCGTGTACCACGACTACGGGCCCCTGCTGTTGTTCTGGAACATTGCAGACCTTGCCAACAATCGAGTGCTTTGGATGAGCTACGGCGAGGCCCTGGACAACGGGATGGAGTGGGCCTACTTCCAGTACGCTCTTTACTTTGTGGTGGCTCTTGGCATGCTCTTCAGCTTGCCGAATGTACGATCCTGTTCGCGCTTCGTGGGCACCTACCTGCTGCTGTACATCTTCTCCACTACTCGATTTGTCGTGAACGTGTTGAACGATCCAGACTTCGCCGCCGGAGAAGTTGGGCGCAGCCTTGTGGTCACAGGCGTCTACTTTGCCTTGTGGGTTTGGATATACGTTAAAATGCGTGTGGAAGTAATGCACAAGGATCTCCGTGGATAAGTCCACCACTACTGCTGCTATTGTTGCTGCCGTGACTGGTGTATTTAGTGCTGGTGCGTTCAAGTTTTACGAGTTCATTCTCAAGCAAAAGCGAGAGGTCCAGCAGGAAGAGAGGGCCGAGCAGGCTCTGTACCGAGATGACCTTATCAAAAGGGTCGAGAAGCTGGAGCAGGAGCGTGATGAGCACCTACAGCAGATCATTGACCTTATGTCTGAGATGTCGGCACTAAAGGTTGAGGTCGACTATGTGAAACGAGAAAACGAGTTGCTCAAGCTGAAGCTGGATGCCCTTAGATAAACATAGGGAAATCCACCCCATCACTTCTTCTTCAATCCGTAGTTGTCCCTCGCCCAGCCGTCACCTTTGAGGCTGAAGTTGGTCACGCATATCTTGCGCTTCATGTCGACTGACGTGCCAAGGTCGAGAGCACAAGCCCCACAGTGGGGGCTTGGGTCTCCGAACGCTTGTAGAACCTCAACAGTCAGATCGCAGTTAGGACAGACGAACTGATACAACGGCATCGTATCAGTCGTTGAAGACCACAGGCTCTGGCTCAGGCTCACCAGATGCTGCCACTGGCTCAGCGGTAATCGTAGCAGACGTTGTGGTCTTAGCTGCGATTGCCTCTACAAGCTTCTCAATCATACCGGCAAGCTGTGAGTCATCGGTCTGACGGTTCGTCAGCGCATCGACAACCTCTTGAGGAATAGGGCTTGTCTGTACGTTGACGGTAGTAGCCACGGGTGCCCCGTTCCGATACTGGAGATCCTCATTGTTGTCTACATCAACAAACTTAACCACGATGAATAGACGCTCGACCTTGTCTGAGTCGTGATCAATCTTGGTCTCGAACTCAAGCAGCTTCCAGTCACCGTTAGGCTGACTGTTCCGAATGGTCTTCGTCATGCCTGCGATGGTTGCATTCAGCATGTTTGCCCATGTCGGCTCAGTCACGTTGCCCTGGAGGTTGTGAAGCGGCCATGAAGAATCAGCCAGACGAGTCCGGTATCCCTCACAGTTTGATCCCTGTGCATCAGTGAGTTGCTGCTCACCGAACACATCATTCACCACTCGCAGAAGCAGGGACGTTTGGTTGATTGTAGGGATCTCACCCTCATTCGACTTAGTTTTAGTACGTTCACCGAATGGGTTTTTCGCCTTCTTAGCTTCATCAAACAAGCTCATAATGTTCTCCTTTACTTTCTTGAACGATTTGTTTTTTTACTTTCAACTCTAAGGTTTTTCTTCGAGTTGTTTTTTGGGTTTCCATCTTTATGATGGACATCTTTTCCATCGCCTTTCTTAACTCGTTTCAACATGGTCATGATACGGCGAGCACGATTGCGCCCAGCGCGCCTCTTCTTTTGCTCTGGCTTGCTGTGGTACTGCTCGTACTCGCGTTTGTAATCACGGGCCATGCTGTCGATTAATCCTCAAGCAATGATTCTTCTGCGTCCGTTTGCTGCACAAGCTCATCAAGCTGCTCAGACAAAACGTTCATGGTGTTGACTTCTGGAACCTCGTTAATGTCTACCACGTTGAGATCCTCAGCCGGTGCGTCCTGAATACCGTCGTGCTCGTAAGCGCTCGTGGTAGTGTCGTCCATGGTGACGATGCCGCGAGCAAACGCATACCGGAGCCCGGTCTTGAGCGCCATCTCGATGGGCCACTGACCCCACGGAGACTGGTTCTTGTTGCGCTTGTAAGCGTCAGAGTTTGCCCGACGCTTCTCGATGTCGGCCTTGCGGATAACGACGAAGTCCTTGCTTCCGTCCTTGTAGTGAGCCACTACATAGACTGCTACCAGGTTTTCCCAAGACTGATCCGCAGAGAGATCAGGAACGTGCTCCAGCTTCGGCTCCGTCCCCTCAATGACGTGGAACGTGTCGCTCTCAAACACCGCCTTGGTGCGGAGTCGTACACCGCTTCGGGCTGCGAGCTTCGAGAAGCCTCGGTGAGATACCTGCCATTGTAGGCTCTTGCCTCGTGGAAGCAGGTACACATCTGGGAGTGGGCCACCGGGCATCAAGCCTGTCATCGCCGAGAGGGCGACGGCCTGGGCTACTGATGCGGGGTCACACCCGTATAGACGGTCATTGGTCTGTGCAGCCTGACGGAATGCCAAGGCTACACGGCCTGCTGCCTTTGCCCCTTCCTCCGTACCTGCCATTGCCTGGAGGAAGTCAGAGGCCTTGGACTCTACGACATTCCTGAAGTGATGTGCTGGGTGGATTGCTGTGCTCATTTTTTCTCTCCTGTGAATGAGAACCTGAATGTTCGCGTTGGCTCGCCAATCTTAACGTAGTTCTTGGCGAGGTCTGGGTGATCAGCCTCGAATGAGGCTCGGTCAAATCGACTACGTGGCTTGCTCTGAGACCACGTAGCTACACCACTGATACCATATGCGGTACCAATTTCGTCTTTTATTTTATTCTCAAGCATCCGCTTCTTATCGTCCAACTCGGCGCTCATGCGGCGGACCTCTTTGAGTTCCATGGCCAAGTCGAGGTGAGCCTCGGACGGCTCAATAAACTCCTTTGACTCCTGCTCGAATAGCTTGGCGAGGGATCTGGAGCATGCGGTGGAACCGTCTACCTCTGGAGGCTTACCCTCTCGAATATGCCGGTCATACCAGTCCCTGACATAGTCGATCATCTTAGATTCGACTGATGAGTCCCTGTGAATCTTAAAACACCTGTACTCATCGTTCATGGTTGCGAATGCCGCAAGGTCACATCGATCATCATCCGTCACAGCCATCTGCCAGATACACTGCGCCGCGTAGTATGGCGGCACGCCGTTCGAGCCCGACATACCCCACTTGTGGTCGAACTTGCGCGTGGACTTGATCTCAAGCAGCCATCGACCGTCTTCCGATTTCACAAAAAAGTCTGGTCGTGCATGCATCCATTCTTCTGGACCAATGATTGGAGCGGCCTCGTACTCTGGTCCCTTCTCGATCTGGACGTTGTTCAGATGGGCATAGTGAGCACCAATAGCTGGCTCAAGGATGTGACCTCGCTGCGTAGCTGCGGACGAGGAGCTTTCAGTCAGGCCGTGCGCTCGTGCCCATACATCCCATGGACTGCTCCACGGTGACAGGCCGAGTATGGCCCCGATGCTGCTGCTCCCGATTGTGGGTAGGCTGTCGTTCATGTTTGTTTTTCCTGTGGTTTGATTTATGGTATCACGATGTGATGTTCTGAACATCACTTAACCGGACATTTTCTGACTGGACTTTTTATGGACATTCGATCATTTCGCGAAAGCCAACCTTCATTCAACAGCCGATTTGGCTTCTGCAAGTGGATGAACGAGACACTCAACCCTCAAGGGCTCAGCCC